AGTTAGAATTGTATTTATATTCTCTTGGGGCACTAATTTAGTACCTTTTGCCCAGTTATAATTGTCTAACCATTCTTGAAGTGTGTGCTGAATGTAGAATTGACCCGCACCTGATTTTACACCAGTGAAGTCGTCCAACACATGAACTTGAAGTTTACTTTTTGCGTTCATATCTGCTACCAACTGAGGTATATCTGCTTCTGGTATACATTCAACAAATCTTGCTGAAAATATCACATCCCATTCTTTGTTCTTGTAAGTAGATACTACATCTCTAGCATCTCCCACTGTTAGGTAAGACTTAACCACCTCTGAGGCTTGATCATAAGCATACTGGGAAACATCTAGTCCCCAAGCATCCACTCCCATTTCTCTCATGTCCTCAACTAAAAATCCTTTAGCTGATCCTATCTCAAGTACTTTTTTGCCTGATAACACAAGATGATCCACCCATCTTTTCGCGTAATCTTTCCAGAATTCACCTAATGAGTCTGCACCATCTTTTCTATACCATCTCTCATATTTAGAATAACCTGCATTATGTTTGTAGGTTGTCTTGCTTCCATCAAAATATGATATGTCGTATTCACTTGGTTGTAGTACCCCCATTGTTTCATTCTAGAATAATTAGAGAGAAGTTTCCAATTTATCTAAATCTTCTTGTGTCCAATCAGGCACAGGCCAGAACTTTTTAACTAACCAAGAAACAGGATATTTTTGATGCGGAAGTTTACCACTGTAGATTGCTTTTCTCACTTTTTCTTTAGTTTTCAATTGCTCTCTACCAGAAACAGGCCAGGGGAATTTTAAATTGTGATTTGTCCTAAACAAATGTGCATACCATGTATTATGGTTCACTAACACCCTGCCCCCCGTCAACCATGTTTTACAAGCAACCTCAATTCCCTGATTCCCCCAACTACCAAAAGTCTCATCACAAATATTTAATTCCCAGTATTTTTTTCTTGTCAACATAAAACATGAACCTTGAATGCTCATCGTCTCAGTGACTTTTTTATTTTTCTTATCCTCAACATACTTAGGGCGATGTTTATAATCTTCAAAGTATTTAAATTGAGGGGTTGCGTTAAAACAATAAGATGTACTTTGGGGATTAGTTTTACCTCGCCATATCATTTTTCTTTTCATACGCTTTGAATTACAATCTCCACACCTCATTCCTTCTTGTCCATTGGCTTGATATGTTTTCCAACCACACGAATGACACTTCCAATCAAAAGCCCACAAATTTCGCATAACAGGAAGCATTGTTACATCGTCACCAACCTCTTTAAACATGTCGATCATCTTTCGATCAAATCCTTTATCAAAAGAACAATGTGCGTCGAGCTTCATCACATATTCAGCTTCGCTTAATTTACAAGCCAAGTTAGTTGCTGCACGTTGCCCTATTGCTTTATTAACATAAATAATATTGACTCTTTCGTGTTGTTCTAATGGGGGGTTAGACCATTCACCATCCAGGACAGCGATCACTTCTGTGTCCATTTCAATATTTTTGAGGATGTCTTCAATAGTATTCTTTAAAAACATTTCGTTCCTGGCTGGTATTAATATGCTTAGGTCTTTCATTTTTTTTCGTAATCTGTTTTTCCTTTTGGATATACTTTTACAAACAGGATCCTGCTGGTGTTGGTAATATATTCCTTGCCCCCATTAGCGACAATGTGTGTCCAATTGCCCTGTTCTATCTTTTCTACATTCCTCAATGTCAACTTGGTTCCATTGTCGAATTGTACTTCCTGTGTGTGTGGCGGTGCTATTATCATAATTTAAAAACTTCTTTCAAATTCCATCCTGGTATATCTGTATATGGTATTTCATTCCAGGTTTTAGGTAAATGCTTAAACTCTTTTAATGTCACTTTGGGTTTGCTAAAAGTCTGATTATGTCTCACATCTACATTTGGAAATTCAGACTTCCATTTTTCATGGCCTTCATTAGTAATTCCTCCTCTACGTTTTGGTTTTGTACCAGGTTCATATCCAAATCTTCTAGCCCAGCGTGGTTCTCTACTTCTAAATTTGTCCAGACCTATTTCCTCTATCATTTTTATACGGTATTTATAATGCTTAATTGCCAACTCCCTATTGCAACACATTCCTGATAAAGAGGAGAGTTCGTCGTAAGTAATTGCTGTTGGCATCCCATACATCCATCGCCAATTATTAATATTATAATAATAAATGTCATCCCTTGTAGGATTTATTTCAAAATGTGAGGGATGATACAAAACATCGTGTTCTGTAAAGAAAACCACATCTGCCGTGGAGGCTTCTAGTGCAGTTAAAATTTGGGTTATCATTGTTGGATAACTACGCACCAAACCATCCATCACAATTCTTTTATCACCAAAATCTGTTGGTTTAAGAGAGACACAGACTATTTCTCCATCAAAACTATTCCGAAGATTTTTTTGAAATATATCCAAAAATTTCGGATTTGGCCTGTTATCAGTATAGTAAATACAACCCTTAGACTTCTGCATTTGGTTTGTGCGGTTTAGGTGTGGTTTTATACCACATCCAACTTCTAAATGTTTCTCTTATCTCTCCTGGCAACCTTTCTTGTCTTCCTAAAACATACCAAGGTTTAATCCTGAAAGCTTTAACATAAGCGTCAACCGCAAACTTTACTTGTAAAGTATATGGACTACCAGGTTTAATATAATTAGCGTAATCGTGACCAGAAATTATACCGCCCTCACGAACTTTCTTTGACCAGCAATATATATCTTCGGCCACGTACTTAAATCCGTGGTGTCCATCTATATAAACAAAGTCAAGACTGTTATCTTCAAAATCTGCCAAAGCCTCCATTGAGGTTTTTCTAACAATCTTTACATTTGGAAACGGCTCCAATTTTCTTTGAGCTGTCTTGTATATTTCTTCCTGTCGTTTCTGAAAATCCTTACGCCCCTCGTGATAATCATCATAGGCCAGATAAGGATCTACTGTATGTAATTCCAAACCCTCTTTCCCAAACCATCTAGCAAAATCTCCTAAATAAGTTCCAATCTCTACCCCCTTTTTAAAACCTATTTCTTTAAAAAATCTAGGCAATTCTCGCCTTTGACAATTAGGTATTTCTACCTTGCCGTCATCATCTACTGGCAATCTCATACGTCTTAATCCCATTCTAATATTAGTCATAGCCATTTTGCCCTCACCTCCTTAGCTGTTCCCCAATAGGGGAGTTCATAAAATTTTTCTCTACCTGATGCTGAATGATTCCTCATTGCATCACCAGTCTTAATTGTAAAACAAGGATATTTAGTTTTAAAAGTATCCCATCCTTCTAAAAATGGTTTTTTGATTTCTTTAGGAAAATTTTTCATGTCAGTATTCCATTGTGGTTGTCCTTTAAGTAAATAATTTAACCGATTAAGCAAAAATTCTCTACCCGCAATTTGAAAAGCTGTTTGACTGCTTTTAGCGTGCCAATATTCTTTTTTATAAGGCATAATGTAATTATTGGTATTTCTATAAACCCTGTCTAGCTCTGGAGGCACAAAAGTAAAGTAATCTGGAGAGTATAAACAATCAGCCTCACAAGAAATTACATAATCAGCTTTGGTCATCTCAACTGCCATCTGCAATTGTCTACAAAAATTAAAACCAGATGTTCCAACATCTCCTACCCGAATATGTTTATCAAATGGCATTGGATGTTGTGTGACGGCACAAACATCTAAGTCACCCTTTTTAGACATCATGTCAGCAATAATTTTCTCCTCAAATTTTGGATCTTCTCTGTTTGAACTAATGTATATTATTGCACCTTTCATATTTCTCTTACTAAAATTGTCTTGTGTCCCAAATGTTTCAACATCATGTATCTATGGTTTCCATCCAGTATTTTACCAATTTTATTTACAACAATTGGTTGCATTAGTCCATCATTTTTTATACTTTCATATAATGCCACTTTATCTTTTGCGAATTTGACTAATTCATCTTTAGTCCATATAGACAATGATTCTGGATTTTTCTTTAATCTGTATCCTTTAAGTATTTTATAATATTTTGTTTTGTCGTATAGAACACCATCATCTAATTCTTTATAAAAACCACTTTGCACATTGTTTCCACAATCTAGTCCCATCATCGAAACTCTTTTTAGTGAAGGACTTTTAAAAGCTAATGTCCAAAGTTTTCTAGGTGAAGGGTCGCCAGTTGGATCAATTTGGTCAACTCCGTCAACCTCTTTCCAGTCCTTAAAATAATTTCTTATGTCATCTGCCCTTGATGAGGCCAGGTGTGGATATGTTCTTTTGTCCCCAGAAACAATTAAACAATATCTCGTTCGATTCCTTAGTTTGTCCAGTAAAAGAATAAAGTCGCCCACATTTAGGTAATAATGGGAGTTTACAAAAACTACATAATCGGCAAGTGGAAGGTCTACATCTATCATATCTCCACACCAAGTTTTGATCCCTTCTTCATTAATTGAAGCTTTTTTAATAGCTTCTTCGTTTGAATCAACACCTCTTACGTCTTGAAATCCTTTTTTCTTAGCAAACCCTAAAAATAGACCTGCATTACATCCCATGTCGACAAAAGTCATGTCTTCACATCTCTTGGGCAAAAGAGGAAGTATGAAGTTGTCCCATTTACCCTTACCCCAAAATTTACTGTTGGCTTCTTTTTTATCCCGATCAGTCATTGGTTCACCTGATACATGTTGATATTCGCTAAATTTTTTCATTTGTTTATAACAATCAAATTATCATCTTTAGGTCTTTTCTTGACAACAATTAGTCTATCTTTGCTGGTATGTTCTGTAACTTTCACCAAATTAGGGACTTTGCAGATATATTCATCCAACTCTTTAACAATATGGTCAGTCCATCCTACATCTTCAATAATATAAATGACACCCTCTTTAAGTAATGGGAGAATAGTCTTGGCTAAATGTATTTGGTGTTCTTTTTTATGTGAACCATCATCAACAAACAAATCTATATCTGATCCCGTTTCTTTAATTAATTCTTTAATGCTTTTTTCATCCCTCTCATCACATACAAAAGTCTTTATTCTTTCGTCCTCAAACATTGTTTCAGGTAACACATCAGCCCCATAGATTTGTGCTTCTGGGAAGAAATCTCTCCACATTTTGAGACTTGCACCTTTTATATAAACTCTTTTAAGTTTTTTGTCATACGCCTTGTCAACGTGTTTCATGTCGGGATAGTTACCAATACCCATTTCTAATACCTTTTTAATTTTCTTGTCTTTAAGAAGGTCGTAATAATAGGGCGTATAATTGTGCTTAATCTTCGGACACTTATCGGTTCCGTATTTATATGCTATTTTACAAAGTGGTGTTTCCATATTAATTCCAAGTTGGTACAGGTTTAAATTTATCTACTAATTTTATTATATCTTCTTTCCAATCAATCACAGATGTTTCGTATCCTCTAAACACCTCACGATTAACTTTATATTTTCTTATAGCATCGCTACTATCATAATAGTTAGTGTTTTTAAAAAGATGTGCATACCAAGTCTTTTTATTTACTTTAATCCTTCCACCTTTCGTCCAATATTTCATCCCTATTTCCAACTGATCTCCAGCAAAACTTCCATATCTATTTGTGTCTAGTTTCCCTACGGTCTTTTTATAAAATTCTCTGTCTGCAAACCAACAACTCCCCTGGATACTCATTGTGTCATCAATTTCTTTTTCATTCTGCTTATACCAAACCTGCGGTGTCATCCTCCATCCACGCTTACTCCAAATAGGACTGTGTATATAATGATAGTCTTTATATCTCCCTTTCCCCCTTTTCCATCCAACAGCATTTAGCGAATACCGTCTAGGAACCATAAGCCAATTCTTTTTACAATCTCTTTTAAGTACTTCATCAAATCCTTTTGCAAATAAACAATGTGCATCCACTTTCATGATCCATTTGGATTCGGTTTTTTCAATACCAAGATTAATTCCATCTCTCATCCCAATGGGTTTTTTACTATGATGATAAGTAACACGACTATCTTTGACTAATATTTTTGGCATAATTCCATCTATATTTACAAAGATTTTTATTTTTCCCGTAGCCTTATCAAGAATATCTCTCACAGTCTTGTTGAGGTAAAGTTCATTATAAGATGGTATTATTATGCTTAAATCTTCCATGCTGGTTTTATTTCTTTTTCATAGTAATCCCTCCAAATTTTGAGGGCATATCTACCAGCATCAAAATTAACACCCCTATTTGACGGATTCTGCTTAGTCCCCTCGTGTCTCCCGGCAGTAAAACTACGATGTTTGTGTGCAAACCAAGTCTTTTTACTTACCATCAGCTTACCTCCTGCTTTCCACGTCTTAAAAATCATCTCATGGCTGTCTTGATACATTTGGCCGTATCCTTCAGTCTGAAGTTTCACTATGACCTTTTCCCACCAAGCTTTAGGCATGAGCCAACAACTACCCTGCATTGCCATTGATTCTATTAAATCTTGATCCTCATACTTTTTGTCTCGACTACGCCATTTAACACCAGAGAACTTTCTTTCACCTTGAATTACCAACTTTTCAGTAATTACAGGCTCTAAATCTTTCATAACTTCCCACTTAACAGGGTCTAAGAAATATCGTGTAGCCGTCATAATCCAATTTGGCTGGCAATCCTCCGAAAGTATCCTGTCATAGCCCTTGGCAAATGCACAGTGTTGATCTGCACGCAGTATAAACTCACCTCTAGCAACTTTTATACCAGCATTGATAGCCTCACGCATACCACGATTTTTACCTAAATGGACTACCACTACTCGATCATCTTGTCTAATTGGAGTTTCTGGCCAATAACCATCCAAAACAACAATTATTTCCATTTGATCGCCAAGTTCGGAGTTTTCTAAAAGTGAGTCAATCGTAGGGTGTACCCAGGGATCTCTATATGCTGGGATGACTACACTTACTTTCATAAGAAAATTATATCACACCAATTTACGGCATTACAAGAGTTTGTTTAATCAGCCTCAAAGATCATGTTAATCTACCCTCAAAATTTAGTATCCTGTTGACTCTGAATAAATAGAAATGCTAGAAGTTATTGCTCCACCTCCCGATGGAACGGTAACATCTAAAACATCATCATCTAATAAATATAATGGCTCAACAGGAACATAGGCTTGATATTGCCCATTATTTGTACCTGTTTGCACAACAGTGTCATAAGCTGCTCCCGCGCCGGAATTAATCTTTATAGTGAGATCAGATCCACTATAAGTAGGAGACGCTGAATAAGCTATTAACACCTGTAGAATCCTTTTAGGATCCCCGGATGGGGTTGATACTGTTTGTGCAGCGGCAGCTCCCGATGTACCTATATCTCTTCTTCGTATACCTTTCATAATTTAACACCTCCTCTAATTTTGTTTAGCTCCATATCCTTGCCCTGAAACAGGGCAAGGTATCAAGCTAAAAATCCTATTAAGCCGAAGGGCTTACACTAGGACTTATGCTAGGACTCAAGCTAGGGCTTACACTAGGCGAAACGCTAGGTGAAACGCTAGGTGAAACGCTAGGGCTTACACTAGGCGAAACGCTAGGTGAAACGCTAGGCGAAACGCTAGGGCTTACACTAGGACTGGCACTTGCGCTAGGGCTTACACTAGGGCTTACACTAGGCGAAACAGATGCGTCTGCTGCTTTCGTAACCACTCCGTTGGCTTGTGTAACAATCCACTGAACACCGTCACAAAATAACTCAACATAATTCCCAATAGTTCCTGCTATTGCAAGATGTTCACCCACAACGGCGTCACCATTGTAGTTGACCTTTTCTTGACCTGATGGATTAAGCTGAACAATTTGTGCAGCTAGTAAATGGACCCTAAGGACTTTAGCCTTAGATTCTAGAACCGCAGGCAAAGAAAGTACTAGAGTTCCACTATCACCTTCATTTGTAAAAATGGTAGGTGTTTCCAGATCTTCGTCTGTAATTGTGTAGTCAGCAGTTTTTGCTGTCACAGTTGCAGTTCGTGGATTTATTGTAGGAAAAGCTGGCATGAGAAAACTACGCAGGGCATAAATACCATCTGCGAGTCTACTTAAAAATTCTTTTACTTCTAAATTTTTTAACATAATATATACGACTTTAGTTAATAGTCGTCGTATTTCTCACCCCCCTTCTCTTTTTTTTTCATAACATTTTGGCTTTCGCCAGTTGAAGGGACGATTACACTCGCCCCTTCTCAGGCGACTGGATTGAGTTAGAGACTATCCAGTAAGTCCCATTATTCTAATCAGAAATTAGAAGCGTCTTGGGTCAAATTAACAGAAAGGACTTTTCCGTCATCAAACATGTTAGTTCCTACACCAATTATACCTTTAGGTAAGGTGGCGAAACCTTTTTCTTTGTCTGCGACTTTAAGATCCATAAACTGTAAGACCATATCGATGGCACCCCTAATCATAAATGCTGATTCCTGTTTCTGTGCACTCCACACGTCCGCAGCAGCGGTCAATGTTTCGCTAACAGAAATATCACCAAATCCAGTCAAAGCCATTGCTTCGTCTGAAGTGATAGCTATATTGCGCTTTCTGTAAAGAAGGAATTGATCCCTCAAACTTAGTGCAACATAATCTGTGTCAACAGTACCTCCACCTTCCATAGCACTCTTCAAATTAGCACGTGCTGTAGCAGCAGATGCGCCAATAAGAACTTGACCTGCAACGGCAGCCAAAGCTGTTTTAAATGTGAAAGTCACACCTGAAACAACGACGGTATCGCCATCTGTAGGTTTAGTAGCTATTGTAAGTGTAGCGGAGAAAGGAAGATTGTTGTTTTGTACAACAGTCCATCCTTGCCATGGTCCAACAACTCCATTTCTGAGAGTTGAATCACCAAGTCGGGTTTCTCTATCAGACTTCGACCTTCTTAGCTTCGCAACTGTGCGTGGTCCTAGAACCGCAGCACGCATTGAAGTTTCGTAAGGGGCGTCAAACGCACCGAGTTTACCTTCAGCTTCTTCTAAAATATCTAAGATATTTGCAGAAGTAACTTCTGTAGCTGTACCACCATTAATATTGTGGTCAGAACTGGTAATATTCCCCAAATACTCTTGCTCAACTCTGTTATTCAATCCATTTCGAATTGATTGCAGAGAATGTGCGAGTAAATTATAAGGAGTCTGTTTTTCTTCAGTCACGTCAATGTCCTCCGCAGCATACTCGAAAGTATCAACTTCAAGAGTTTGTTTTGTCGACGTCTTCGTTTCAAAACTGATATCGCTGTGAGGCGTATAAGTTCCTACCTGAGGATGTGACAAAATTGGCTTATGAGCTTTCCTTCCGTCCTGGCGGATTAAGTCTTCAAGAGATGTATTTGCCAAGTAAACAGCACTATTCTTAACGAATAGGTCTACTTGCAAATCACCCCAAAATTCTTGTCTTGCATTATCCATATATATTCACCCCCCTTCACGTTAATTTAATCAAATAGTTAAATTCTATTGGAAAATAAGAGAGAAGATATGGGGGCTCTACTGTTGTGCTTCGTGTTCCCGTTTCGCAGCCTTTGCCTCTTTCCAAGCTTTTCGTCCTTCTTTAGTATCAAGAGCAAAATCGGATGGATCGAGTGGCTTTGAAGGGTCTACGTCTACACTAACATGACTTCCCCTACCTTTGCGCTTAGGTGTCGCAGAACTTATCCGCTTCGCCTTTTCAGCTTCCTCTATTGCATTAACAATATAAGGCAACTTCGCTGCCTCTCTTACGGAAATACCCTTAACCTTAGCAAGATCTTTGACTTCAGTCTCGATTTCTTCTGGCAATCCGAGACTTTCAAGATCTCGCTTTGCCTCACGTTCATTGAATAGTTTGTCAAACTCTTTCTGTGTTAATGGCCTTTCCCCTTCGTTTGGTTGGGGTTCACCCTCCTCCGGATTATCCGTTGGTTTTGCAGAAATCTTAGATTTACTAGCTTTGTCCCTCCAACTTATCTTTTGCTGAATAGCTTTAGAAAGTTTTTCGCGACTGGCTTGTTCTTTTTTGAGTAGTTTTTCAAAAAGCTCTGGTTCGTCTTCAGCATTAATGCCAAAATCGTCAGCAATTTTGCTTTTCAATTCTTCCTCTTTAACTTCTGCCAATGCTTCAGTTTCAGATTTTTTCTCCTCCTCGGAGATTTCACTTCCACTTTCACCACTGTTTGTATTTTTGTCTTGATCGTCGTCCATAGGACTTCTATATTTTTTACCCGTAGGGTCATTGCATCACTGCAATATTTCTAATTAAGTACGTGCCCACAATTAGGGCAAACAACACTTTTTTTAGCTTCTGTTAATTCTACAGTATAATCACGCTCTTTTGCAAATTCATTTGCTAATTCAGCAAAGCGCTCACCATGAGTATCATCAGTATACCTTCGGATTTCTTGTTTATGTAGGTCACGAACTACAGCAATATTTACCTTTTTATTTATTTTTTCTTTTTTTGAAGATTTTTTCTTTGCCTCGTCAATCGAATTTATTAAGTTACTTTTAGAAACACCTATATACTTTATTCCCAATTCCTTTGCCTCTGCTTGCAGATCTTTGTAGCTCATGGTTCCATTATAGTGAAATAAAAATTGATTTGTCAAGTTTCTCAAAGTCCATAATTCTTTGCAACTTTTTTAATTTTCTCTTTTCTCAACCTTTTAAGTTTCTCTCTGGGATCAGGATTTTGTGCTTTTTTAACTGCATTTTCCAGCCAAGTTTTTATTTGTAACTTAGTGTGTTCATTACTCATAAAATATTATAACCCCACTTTGTCTTTTGCTGCTTGAACTTCCTTTACAGTAGGCTCACGTTTCTCACTAAAATCAAAAAACGGTTGTAATATATCCTGTAAAATATCAGAAGCCATTGCACGTGCCCTTACAGTTTCACCAGCTTTTAAATTAGACATTTTCTTCAAATCACCAACAAAATTCAATTCGTCTATTTTAGAAACAATAATCTTTTGAAACTCCACAAAATATGGATCATCTTTAAGCCTTTTAATTAATTTTTCATTCATGATCTAATTATTGTAACATATGCTTTAAAATCCATGACTTTTAGCCACCTGCTTAGCTCTTTCATCCCGCTGTGCCCTTATAATTATTTGCTGGTGTTCATCAATTTGAATTTCAGAAATTTCATTTTGCATTGCTAAAGCATCAGCAACATCATCATGCGCACCCTTGGGAAAAACCAACAACTCTTTTTCTAAATCTCTACAATCATTATCAATGTGGAAAATACTACCACTTGAATATCTTGGAATTAAACCCCTAATCCTTACTTCTTTCTGTGTTGTCGGTTGCGGTATTGGCACAATATTTGGAAACTTCTTCATTTTTATACAAGCCTCTTTATAAAAAGGTTCAACCGCTTTTAAATAAACAGTATTTTCTATCCCGATTTTCTCAAAACCCTCATCGTGTAATTTAAAAATATAATTTAATAATTCTTTCGAGTCAAAATGTACTCCCATTGCTTTAATATTCCATTTACCTTGTCTATCTATATAGTTTCTAACTATTCCAGTAGTATCATTTTCAATACCTTTTCCACCAGGATCAATTGTTGCAAATTTTCTTGTACTTAATGCTTCCACTTCTGCCCATGATCTCGGCTTAAACCACTTTTCATGGAATTCTTGATTTGCTGAGGTAATAGGATTACATTGATACAGAGCTGCAAATTCATAGGGACCAAGAGTATTTTCAGTTTTTCTTAACTTTTCAACAGGAAACTTAGCTGGCCACAAAGCATCCCCTTTTTGTCTATAATCCTCATCTTTAATGGCAATTGATGGAAACTCAATTAGTGTCCATTTATCGTATTCTTCTTCTTGATTCTCCTCATCTTCTTTTTGTTTTTCAATTAAACGTCCAATAAGATCATCAGTATGCCAACGAGTACCAATAACGATGATAGCGGTATTTCCTTCTTGTCGAGTGTAAAATGTTGATCTATACCAATCCCACCTGGACTCACGAATAGTCTCGGACTCAGCTTCTTCTCTATTTTTAAAAATATCATCAACAATTCCTATTTTGAAACCTTTACCAGTAATTGCACCACCAGCACCGGCAGCCATATATCCCCCACTCTCTTCTGTCATCCATTTTCCTTTTGCTTGAGTATCCACTCTCAACCTGGTTTTAAAAATTTCCTGATAAGAAGGGGACTGCATAATTTCTCTAGTGCCATGTCCAAAATCAACAGCCAAATCACCAGAATAAGAAGCAACCATAATAGGCCACTCAGGATGTTTCCCAAGCATCCATGCAGGGAATTTTTTAGTAGCTAGTTCTGATTTTCCATGTCGAGGGGGAACAGTGAGGATAACTCTTGCATCTTCACCATTTTCAACCTTTTGAAGTACAGATTGAAAAATAATAGCCATTGTTTCATGAAACCAAGTATCTTGATATCCTGAATCAGTAGCTATAGAGAAATCAATTAAATTTTTTTTAGCTTGATGTACCACCATCATCGCCTTTTCTTCTGGCGATACGGTCTGCGATCCTGTCGATTTGTTCATCATTAAAATTATTTATTGGCTCATCACCACTTGTTTTATCGGTCCTTTCTTTCATTCCATATTCAGAAGAAAGAATAAGTTTGGCAATTGATGAATTATAATCTCCAGATAATCCACTATTAACCAATCTCTGTTTTTGCTCATTTTTAATTTTATTTAAAGCACCTTGGAACTCCTTATATGCCTTACCCCAATTTCGAACAGTTTTCTCAGCAACACCCAAATATAGCGCAAAACCATAAATGGTGGGCAATTTAACTTTCAACTTAGTGTCATACGTTACATAGCCCTTTTCATTATTTCTCATTTTAAGGACTTTTACATTCCTGTCTCTATTTTTTTTAAGGTATTCGTCAACCTTCCCAACGTATTCTTCTTTATACTTGAGATTATAAGTATTACCTTTTGGTGCTGGCTTACCTGGTTTTCCTGACATAATTTATTGTAACATATTAAGGTTTAAGTAGTTCAATTCTCTCTTTTTCGTCTAATTCTTCAGCTGTATCAGGCTCTTCGGTTCGATCAAAACCATACTCATCAAGTATTTTTTTCTTGAAATTTTCCCTGGATGATGTAATTAATTTCTTTTTTCCTTCATCAGTCAAGTTTTGATAATCTTGTTTTTCTCTTGTTTCTTCAAACCACTTGTCATATTCTTTGTTGTATTCTTCATTAGCTTCCCTAAATTCCTTTTCCCCAACTTGATCTCTAAAATTAACCATTTCTTTTGTGTTTTTCTGTGTCCAATCAGCATCAGCAGAATAAGTATTTAAACCTGCACCAAACAATCCACCCAAAACAAATGCAAACTTACCTTCTGTATCACTATCAAGAAGTTCAACAACTGAATCTAAAAATAGCGGTTTAAATCTATCAATCACCGACTGTGAAATTGTCTTTTCTTCTCCAATGGCATTTTCGCCAGAAACAGCGTCAACTAAAAATGAAGAATTAGGAGATAGTTTATATCTTATAAATTGAGCAATAAGATCAAAAGCTGAAGTTTCTCCATAACCCGTGCCAAGTTTTCTTGAAATTCCTGAATTAGTTTTTATTCTTCCAAAAATAAGTCTTGATAAAAAATTTGCATAAGTTGCATTACCACCTGTCACGTCCATTCTAGTATCCCCTGATCTTATCTTTCCAAAATTAGAGCTTGTAGGGTCTTTTTCAGGCTCTTCACCTGTTAGAAGTGAATATAAAGCAATTATCGAAGCGGACATTACCAAACTGCCAATCAAATTTCTGGTTGCGTCAATTCTGGCCGTTTTACTTGTTTTAGGATTAACATAAGTTGCTGGATTTATCATATTAATAGTTGATTTTATTTTTCTAGGTGAAAAGAATAAAGCGTTTAACAAAGGTACAGCTCCCTCAACTTTACCAACACCAGCACCGCCAGTAAAACTATTAACGACATTTGCCAAATCTTTTGCAGCAGGTGAACCAGGTTCAGTATTTTCACCTTTAACTTCAGCTTTTCTTAACAAATCACTAAACGAATCCATCCTTAATTTGTTTAAAAATCCTACATAAGCTCTTTGTGACGCTGAAATCCCAGGAACCCTATCAACTAAATTACTCATAAACTCCTCTTCTCTATTATTTAGATTGTCACCAATTTCCGTGATCCTCAAGCCAGCTCTTTTGGCCGTATCATAATCTGGATGGGTGATAATCCAAGCCTGTAAATTTTTAAAATTATTTTCACTTTTAACGGTTTTAAGCATGCTACCCAACGATGTATAAAATCTTTTTCTACTAATCATTCCCCACCCTTGATTAAGGGGGGCGGATAAATCAAGAGAAGCCATAATTGAACGAGGGAGCCCAGCAATATTAATCGCTAGGTTTCGTTTCGTGGGTTTCAGCGAATTCACATAATCAATTAAATCAATTTTTGCTCTTCCAAGTTGTATATCCGATTTTGTAGGGTCTGTTTTCTCTTTAAAATCATCAACAATTTTTGATAAATCATTTACTGTTTTAGCCTCTTCAAAAGTCAAATTAATGCCCAATCTAGTTCTAACTAAATCTTCTTTAAAACTCTGCAATTCTTTTGGATCAAGCACACCGATCTCACTCAACCTATTAATTTTTGTCAACAAATCTCTTTTTACTTTTGGTTTTACACCAACAAGGTTTCTAGCCCATGTTTTAAATCCCGTAATTTGATTTTTCAATAAGAGCTTGCTTTCAAACAAAGAATTTACGTTAGCAGCATTTTCAGGATCGATAAATTGTTCAAGTTTGGCTCTACGTTGCTCACTCGACATCTTTCCAAGTTTAAATGGATTTAGTTTTTTAGACACAAACGCATCTCTTAATTTATTCTCTTGGTCCTTGGTTAAGCAAAATGCCATAGTTTATATTAACATCGAATTTCCTCAATAAACGAATTCCACTGTTCTGTTGTAGTAGGTCTAATTTTTTTGTCAATACTTTTATTTTCAGACTTAATCCTAGTAGAAATCTTTTTACCACTTTTTTTCTCATACGCTTCAATTCTTGCTTCCACAATATCCTGCATCATCACTACTGGATTATCTGCCAGTATTTTTTTAAGTATATTTATTTCCTGACCAAATCTAGTAGCAGTCAAAGTAGCCACTTTAGTAGCAACATCTGTATCCACCTTACCCAATTCAACAAGGGCTGCAAATACTGAATTTTGGAGAATTCCTTTTGGCGGATCAATCTCACCTCTCACAACTTTCATCGCTTCTTCTGTGTTGTTTATGACAAACTCAGTAGCTTTTTTTATTTGATCTATTTGATTCATTTGCCTAAAAGTTGTTAGTCCAAGTTCTTCAATATCTTCTCGTGACGTGTTCTCCAAGGCTCCTTTCAATCTTGCCTGAAGTCTCGACACCTTTTCCTTTCCTTCTCCTACTGGAAGCTGTCTTTGGGGAACTTCTATAAGTTTGATCAATTTCTCCTGAGCATCCAGTACAGATTGCCACTGTTTAAACAATACATCGTCCTGTTTAATGTCTAATTCTTTTTGTTTCGCCTTCAAATCATCCAATAATTTTCTCAAAGTCTTTTCTTTTTTGGCTAATTCCCTAGTTTCTGCCGTTGTCCTTTGTTGAGCAGTTGCCTTCGTAGGTAAATCGAGCGCAAAATTAAATGCTTCAGATTCAGACATTTCAGGGTTTTTCTCCTGTATGTTTTCTATAACCCTATTTAGTAGCGCTCCAGTATTGCTTGCCCTAATTGTCTCAATATCACCTTCTCGGAACTTTTTGCTTCGAGCCACTATTCTTTTCAATAAATTTATATCTTTAATATTCAATCCTTCCCTTTGCTCTTGTGCTACAATCGACTGTCCCTCAACTTCTAAGGTTAAGTCCTCAAAGTTTTTCCTAACTGCCTTTAGAGTATTTTTTACATCTTTTATGTTTTTTACGTTTTTTACACTTTCCTCTTTAACAACCCTTACTTCTTTAACCTTAACTGGGGCTTTTGCTTTTTTAGTAGCGTCGCCTATTGGCTGTTGTGCGGCGTTGAGCTTGTTTATTTCATCTGTAAAGCCTTGCCATTTTTTACTTCCCTGTGGATATTTACCCCTCTCCCTTATCAGAGCTTGTTTTCTAAATTCGTCCAATGAAATACTTGCCCCCCTCTTTGGATCAACCTCTCCAATGTTTATATGAAGTTTTTTATCAGGAAAGAAGGGTTGAAGTTCGTCTCTAAAAACCTTCTCAAGCTGTTGCCTACTACGAAGCTCTGTTGATGGAACTGCTTGCGTAACACCCTTTTTTGTGGATATTATTATGTCCAAATCATTTGGTTTTACTTTACCTTTAGCTGTAGAGCCAACTATAGAAATATCTTTTAGCTCATCTCCGCCCAATCTGAGAACTTTATCCACTTGATTTCGTATTTGTTTTGCGTCGTACAACTTACCTTGTGTGGACTTTTTCGGCTTTATTTTTAAATCAGTTGGTTTTTTAGGTTGCACAGCCGGAGCCCCAGTCAAAGTCTTCTGCATTTTTAAGAATCCATCTTTTACTTTTTCCCCTTCTACGGCTTTATATCCTTGCTTTTCCCAAAAACCAATTGATTTTTCCCGTGCAGTGATTAGTGCTTTGCTCACATCTTTTTTAATAAGCTTGACTTCTAATTGATTGACAATATCTGCACCAATTCCTTTAGACTGAGCCTTTGGATCAATCTCAACTACCATTCCTGCTGTCCCGTCGGGCCTGATTGTTGCTATAGCACTTGTGACTTCTTTTGGACGTTTCTCAATTTTTATTACTTCTCTTTTTCTGTTTATAGTCACATCTCCTTTTGCCACTGCAACATCAAACTCACCAATTACTTTAGATTCTTTAATTACAATATTTGAAGTCTTAAACTCAGTTTCACCTTCTCTTTTGGTGAACTGTTTATCTTTCCCTGAATCGCCAGAAGAAATGATTATTGTTGTACCACCACCCAAAACTGCACCAACACCTAGAGACTCCAATACACCTTCCATCAAAGGGCGCTTTGTAAAAACATTAGATATAATCTGTTGCGCTCCCTCCTGTATTCCCTCAGTCCCCGTTCCTTTTATTACTTTAGCTATTGCACCTATATCTTTAGAATTAATGTCAAACACGTTTAAAACAGTATTCAATATTAAATTAAGACCAAGAGTTTTAGTGGCATTTGCACCCGACTCCTCTATACTTACCCCAGCATCTCTGTTTTCTTCATATACTGTGCCCCCTTCACTCAACGACTCCAATACCACAGGGATAATTGCACCACCGCCCGTAGCATAACTAGCAGCAATAAATGCACCCATTGACCCAACACCCTGCATTATTTGATCTGCAAAATCAGGATTTTCAGGAGACATTTCAGCAGACCATTTCTTTATTTTTTTAGAAACCTTCCTGGTACGTGTACTAGTTTTTTGATCTTCTGGAAGGTTAGGGAACTTCTTATTTTCAAAAGTTTCGAATAAACCGGTCGTCACGTCTATCCCTGAAGCAGCCAGACTAGAAGTGCCAACAAGGATATCTTTAACAAAAACATCATCTCTTTCTAAGCCTGGAGGCAACACTCCACCACTGGCAACCCCAGACAAAAACTCTAACAATCTACCTTTTGGTGGTTCTTTTACTTCTTCCTCCTTTTTTGAAAATATGTTTTCACCAATAAAAGTTTTAGCTTTACTAAAAAATCCTTTTACTTTTTCTCCAAATGTTAATTTTTTTTGTTCTATCTGCTGTGTCGGGGTCGGAGCTTGTTGTGCTTGAGTAGACTTTTTAATAAAGTCTGGCTTATTAAAATCAGTGAAAATTGAAAACTTGCCAGTACTTCCGCTAGTCGTTGATGAGGTGTCTATTAACTTTTTATCGTCATTATATTCTGTAAATATGTTGAATTTTGCCATATCATTTTACTCCAAATTCAGACAACTTAAAACCTCTTTTTGATGGACTTCCAACGTACGTGTCTTTAAACGCTGAGTCAAAATCATCTCCATCAAATCCTTGTCTTACCCAAGCTCCTTTTGCTTGTTTCCACTCGTTAGGGGAAACAAATAGATCATCTCCGCCCAAGCTATCCAAAATCTCTTTCATTTCACCAAATGCCTCTATTTTTCTTATGACTTCTCTTTCAGCTCCAGTACCTCCACCTCCTCCTCCACCCGGCTCATCCTTGTCTCTATAATAATGCTTTTTCCCCTTAGAGTCCGTCAAAATTCTCAACTCATCAGCCGGAACACCTTTAGGACTAATAACTGCCTGCCATCCCTCGGCTATTACATTATTAGACATATCCCTAACCTCTCTTGCATACGTTGCTCGAGTCAACTTTTGATTTATCTCCTGAACCGAGTCGGTAAGCGTCACACCACCCTCGCCCATTAATCCAGCCGTTGCGGGGTCAATGAGTAATTGCTTAATATAATCAGCAGTTGCATTTGCTCTAGCCAAATCATTCTTCTTAATTGCCAATTGCTCCTCGGCCAATTTTTCAGACTGCTTATCAAGTTTAAGAATATCTTGTCTATTCAAATTCAAAATAGTTTCGTAATAAGAAATCTGGTCGTTTCTATCGGCAGCTATTGCATTTATGCTTCTATCAATCATGTTTTCGGCTACCGCAATTTGACCGTTTCGTGCATTGATAACAGCTTGGATAACTCCAGTTCGAGCAGCAACATCATCCATAGTCTTTTGTATTCGGGGATTTCTCACAGCAGCAAGTCCAGTAACCTCTTGTTGTTGCCTAATAAGCTCATTGCCCTCGGTCAACAATGTGTCAAGTTCGTCAATCAAAACTTGATTCTCTCCGAAATTCTTATTTATAAAAAGTCTGTCTCTCTCGGCATTTTCTAAGTCTTCTCTGAAAGGGCTTGTAAGAGTTTTAACTTCACCCAGTGTTTCTTGTTCTTTCTCTTTTAAACCAGTTATCTTTGCTTCAACTTCTGCTTGTTGTCTTGTCAAAGTATTTTGTAAAGCCGTTTTAGCTGCTTCGGCTTCAGCAGTTACCCCTGTAACAAATTCACGAGAAGCAGTAGTGCTTGGCAAAGAAATTGGTGTAGGAGATTGAACCTGATCTGCCCTCAGTCTTTCTTGTTGAACAAAAGTTCTATCTGCTTCAGAGAATGTTGGGGCTTCTTGACCTGATTTTGCACCAATTGCCTCAACACCTGCCGCTTGAGGAAACCCGCTACCGTTGTATTGATATCCTGAATACCAACCACCAACTTTAAATCCTCCTGCTGGTGCTGCTTTTCCTGTTGGGTCTTTCATTTAATTATTCTAGCATAAAATTATCATGTACCTAAAACTATGTATCCGTATGAACCAGAACCGACTTGCATAAATCCATCTGCACCACTTACTTTAAGACAATTGGCTTGCATTTTAAAAGTTTTGCTTCCAGCAGTAATAGTTGAGAATACGTGTAGATGCAAAGTATCACCATGTATATCTGATGTATCAACACCACTACTTCTTCTGACACCTCTCCTAATTGCTTGGAAAGTAGCAATTGATCCACCTATTTCTAGTCCAATTCTACCATCATAAGTAAAATCAGATGTTCCATCGTTACTGTCAAAAAAAACAGTTGCTTGCACCATAAGTAAAATGTTTACTGTTCTCGAGGGATTGAAACTCAAAGATGTAAGACCTGTTAAATCTGTCCACACCGCAGGAGAAGCCGCCGTTATTTTTTGATCTAAACTTGTACTGACAGCAGATGAAGAAGTAAAATTTGCAGAACTAACCAAACCAGTAGAGTCTATTATCGTTGTACTACTACCATCCTGAATCTGTATTTGGTCCCCGTCTAAGTCAAAAAAAGTATTACCATCTGCCGATTGTATTTTCCCTGTAACAATTCGATCCCCGTCAATAGTTGTGCCAGCCGAACCAACAACATCAATAATACATTTTGCCCCTGTTGCACCTTTTTGCACAACTGCTATTAAAATAATTCCATCTCCCGCGGCATCAGTCGCCGTTGTAGACGTTTGTAAAACCGTTGTAGATGTTGCAGGGTCTAAATAAACATAAGTCTTAACAGTGATATTGCCAGTGTTTCCACCTGCGATTGAATAACTGGTCCCATCGGATGTTTTAATCGTTCCAGCAGTCCAAGTAGCAGTGTCTATGTCTGTAGCCGTCCATCCAACTGTCGAAACAAAATTTTGACCTGCCCCAGTTATTGTTGCTGTTGTTGATGTGAAGTTTCCATCCATGTCAACACGGAACGGAGCACCCGCAAACTCAGCATTACCCAACCAAATACCATTTTCATCACTGCCAAACACAGCATTACCATATCCACGTTTAAATTTTGTAGAATACAAAGAAAGCCCCCCTTGTCTATTACCCATTACTTGTTGATTTATCATTAACTCAAGCTCTTTTTCGGCATTAGGTATTTTAAATTTCGGTGATAAGTTTTGTATTTTCGGCATATCTATCTCTCTGTAAAGTTGCCCAAAGCAACTACCTTACGAATCGGGCAAGCATTTGTTGTATCTCCGTTGGCATAATCCAAAATTAAACGAATATCCGGGACTGCTTTCAAATCAATACTTTTGAAAACATGTCGTGTTTTGTCGGCAGTTGAAACCTCTAAGGCACTAGACGTCACCGCACCTTGATCGCCTTCCAGAGTGATATCACACCTAGCATCTCCAACCAGCGCTTTTGTGCTAACGATTAAAGTATGGATCTTGCCGAGCATCCTACCACTGGTCACATCTACAAACACACTTTTCCAATTAGAATCAGTCGAAAATCCACTAAACTTAGCTAACCTATGATTACTGCCACCATCAGTTGAGGCGATCATTGGAACTCCAAAAGGCGCGGAAATACCACCTATGGTTGCATGTCCCCCATCTGCCAACGTAGAAACTTGAAGGGGTAGTTGCTCAACGACTGCCCCCATGCTCATGATCTCGGTACTTGAATTAAACAATATCGTATTTTTATACAAAGCCTTTTGCCTATGATCTGGCAAACTCCCACTGAAATACCTCAAAGGCTTAATTTGTCTACCCTGCAACCAGCCAAGAGTGAATCCATTGGAGCTAGTGTCGTTGTAAGCAATGTATACAATCCCATTTAAAACATATAAAAAGCCTATCTTCTGATCTCCCACTCCTGCCTCATCAGATAGTATGTTTGATATTGCCGATCCATCATATAGATAGACCTGCCCCCTTTTGCCCTCTCCATAGTTGACCGCTATCCACCAAGTGTTTGAGTGAAACACAACATCCGCCACCTCGCTACCTTCGCCAAAGTCCAGCTTTTGAACATCCAGCGCTGCCGACCCCTCTACATAAACTCCGGCGTATCGTCCATTGCCAAACACCATGACATCCTCCTTGGCTGCCACTGGGTGAGGCGCATCTTCAAGAACTTGATCTGTCACACTTCCCCAAGTGTGATCAATAACCTCAGTTGACAGTGGCATTTTTAGTATCTCGCCATCACTTGCCCTATTAAAGAAACCGTATAAATTGGCTTTTAACCGTATGACACTCTCACCCGATACAGCGTTGGTTATTGCTTGAGGCCAACTCGGCGAACCTCCACTACTTACAGCAGTGGAACTTAGTTTAAATAGTTTTGTAGTACCAATAGCGTAAGTGATATCTGCTGCTGTTGGTTTGTCCAATATATGCCTAATCAACTGGTCTACCACTCCTGCCTGTGTCCCATTAGTCAAATCAGCCAATGCAGGGCTTTGAGTCACAAAGCCAGGGTTTGATATGATGTCTGCCCTCATCGAGCTGGCCTGGCCCTTGTTGCCTATGTACGTTTTAGTGTCGAGATGGGCTAATGGGGCTTGCCCCTCATTGAACCCCTCGAATTCAATTTGGAAGTCTATATCTGCCATATTATTGTATTACTGGTTGTTTAACCTCTCTCTTTTCAGGTGTTTCGGTTGAAGCCTCCTCACCTCTGTTGCCCAATTGAGTCTCGGCTGGAGCTTCTTCGGGCGGTGGGGGGATAGGTATTCCACGGATCTTGTAGATAGAGTCTAATAAGAAAGCAATCCTACCTGGGTCTGTCTCAACATTAAGCAGTTGCACCATGTCTTGTATATTGTCGGCTGCGTCCGAATTCTCACCCGTAATTGTTATAAATAATCTTGGCAATACACCCTTCCATATCTCATCCATATTCTCTATAACTGGATCAAACTGCCTCAATTCATCCATCTTTTCGGCCTTTATAGCTTCTGCAATCCCTTGCGTATGTGGCCCAATGTGTACGAGATTTTCCATGTACCAGCTGTTTACGGCTATGTCTCGCAACTCATCGAGTATATCAGTCTCACCTACGAAGCGGAAAACGTCTTCTCCTTTAAGATCTTTGACCAACTCTGACAGCACCCACTCTCGAAACACCCTTTTGTACGGGAGTGTTATCTTTTGACGCAGTAAAGTAAACAGCTTGCCCGCGTTGGCGTCTATCAAAGCTCCCAATCTGAACGGTGTACCTGATGGTGGGGACTCACCCCTCACCACTTCGAACGAGTTAGACAACTTGTCGGCGTCTACCTGTACACGATTCCAATCATTAATCAATTCTGTAGCACCAGTCATCCTAGTCTCTACCTGTGCTAGATCATCTGTTATCACAACGTCCCCATTATCCAAATCTGCCCTAATGTTTTGCAGTACTCTTGAGTCTTTACTCCTAAAGACCACCTTAGATGACCACTCAAGCCCTCGTGCAAGTTGGTTTCCGATCTCGTTTGATCTGATTTGATGGTCAAAGAGTAGTTCTGTCATGCCTACCCTCCAGAATCGGCCCTCATATCGCCCTCTGTGTGCATATATGTAGTGATCAGACAATTTGCCCTTCAACTTCTCGGCGAATAATGTGAATTTCTTGCCTTTACCACCTTGTGTAAGCCCTGCGACGATCACCTTGGCTAGGAAGAACTTGTTTTTGTCTCCACCCTTTAAACCTTTGACTTGATTGTATTCCTTTTCATTGACTTCACCTGTGTACTCATGTATCTCATACTTTTTGACTGTTGCTTGAGTTGGAGTAGCCAGCTTGTCAACTGTGAACGTCTTGTCACCTAGCTCCCTAATCACTTCATCTGCCACCTTTTGATCCCACGCATCCATTGACTTAATTTGTGATGCTGTCATGTCACCGTGTCGCTCAATTAAGTCAGTATCATCAACTGTCTCTGCCCTTATGTTAGTAACATAGGTGTTAAGTGGGTCCACTATCTCATAGCCACCGTCAATCTTCTTGAATCCAACATTGCCATTACCCGAATATTCCTCGACTACAGACTTTAACTTTAAATCTTCACCATTTTCAGCCATCCAAGACTTCATCATCGCGTTTGAAATGAACACAGCGGGGAAGTCTTCACGTGGATTCTGTGAGAACACCAACACATGCTTAGAGTCGAATCTAAGGTTTTTCACTTCGCTGTCAGTACGGGGGGATATGATGTCAAAGTAATAGTCATAGGATAGATCTGGATTGATCTTAGTACCTGTTAAATCTCTATTCTTAAACTTGTAGATCCTATTGATAGTTTGGTACTGACTAAAGTGAACACCGCGACTTACCTCAACTTTGAGAGTCATATAGTTGCTGATCTCTGTCTCCATTCTTGCGTGTAGTGGTGATAATAAATCTTTAGCCATATTTATAGTCCGTATCCTCTCGTGTCTGTTGCTAGTCTGAATCTCGGCTTCTCGTCAGGTGAGCGCAATTGATAATGTTCAATCATTTTAGTGCTAACATTTGTTTCCATCTCTGTCAACATATTTGTTTTTTCACTCATCCCGTTTGCCATAGCGTACCTCTTGGCCGCCTTGATAGATAGTATCTGATGAAACTGTGAATTGAAACCAGGGGCAGCCGTTGTGTCGGCAATAGTAAAATGATTGCCACCCCTTTGAAATGTCAACTCAATGCCCGCAGAAGCACCGTAATTGGGGACAGGGATAGGAAAAATAGCCTCGGCAAGCTTGTAATATTTGTTCGGGACGCCTGTTGAGTTCAACTCTGTGTCAGTGATCTCCCTTCTCAACTTGGGTACAAGAGTTACCCATGCACCGTTTGTGTCTTTGACCCTTACACGATGAACGACTAAAGAAGAATCAAGCATTGTATAGTGATCGAGTCCTGATGTGAGCGTTGTTGTGGCGATGGGGAAATCTGTGTTAGTTGTGTCGTCCCATTGGTGATTTGGATCTGCCTTGTACAACTCTGCCACTGTCTCATCCCATGCGATGTTGATGTTGCGCGTTCTGTCGGTTAAAGAATAATCGGTGTTTAGCGTTGAACTGTCACTAAAGAGGAGGAAGTCGATGTCGCCAACCAATGAAACGCTTTTATCTGTTGGGTTAAACTGCATGATAAAAGTATAGCACACTTCAATGGGATGGTAAGTCTATTGCTATTTTTTCTTGTATGTCAAGACCTTAATTGACACTTTGTCGCCGTCCATTGGGACAGATTTGTAAACCAAAGCGCCCACCTTTTCGGCCAATTTTGCCTCCTCTATGTTTTGTCGACTCATCTCTTTTACCTTGACACCATAAACTAAACCAACATCCCTTGACAAAGAATCAGTAGCCCCTAAACTGTCAACAAACTCACGCCCAAAGAACAGAAGTGCTTGGCTAAAATGTCGATCTATTCCCAACCCTTCAAGCTCAACAAAGAATGGCTTAAATGCTTGCTCAAGTCTCATTTTAAAATAATCATCATGCTTCGCCCACAACAAATGTCCTTGTCTGATTCTGTCAAATATTTCTTTTATTCTTTTCATTTTTCTTTTTTTCTTTTATTTTCTTATTCATATTCTCGGCTAACATTTGATAATGCTTTTTCCCATGCTTCTTTTTGGTGGCAAGACCCCCCAATTTGCCCAATTTTTGCGCATTTTTATTTATCATTTTCCTTTGTACTACTCCGGCCATTTCGGTACGGAGCAGTCAAAAGAGCTAATTTAAATTAGCTAATTTATATTCTCCACTATCAATCTTTGCTTGTGTTTCCTTCTTGGTTTCATTCAAGAATTGATTGCGGTATTTGCCTGTAGTGACTGAATAGTCCCATGTGGATTCATCAAGTGTTATTTCTCCACTATTCTTAATTGCAATTACCGAATCATAAGACTGAAAGGTATAATTGCCTTTTTCATCTTCAATTATGAATTGATTTGGTACATCATTCCCGTTAGGACTCTGCATATTTCGCACCTTAATTTGTGTCATTTTCATTATATTCACCTCCTTTCTTTTTAACTTATAAATGTATTATAACATAAGCGGTTATGTTTGTCAAATACCAATCTAAGCAATCAAATCTTGCCCCATAACAAACAAATTGCTCAATTTTATGCTTTTTGAGGCTAAAACACAACCTGTGCCAAACCCGTGCCAACCCTTGGCACACAAATCTAGCCTCGAAAACAACAACTCGTGCCAAACCTGTGCCAACACCCCCCAATACTTGACAAAACGTGTGCCAACATATATAGTGCATGTAGCACATGCACATATTTGGCACAGGTTGTCAGTCAACTCCAAAATTCTTATTTTTTCCCTCCCTTTTAATAAGCTCATAGTATTATCACTTTTTTTCTTTAATAGATTAATTTTCATATATATCTGCTTCATCAGCATAATAACTATCACTCCTTCCAACCTTCCACACATAATTTCTTTTTCTTTTATTATTGCCATCCGTTACTGAGTCCATCATCTTATCTGCTACCAATTGTTTAATAGCTCTTAACGCAGTGCGTTGACTAATTCCATCTGCCTGTAGTGCATCCAACAAATCCTTGCGACTCAGTGTGCTAGTTGCTTTGAAAGCATTTTCAATAGCAGTGATGGCCTTCTCTGTCTTCATCTCCTCATCGGGTACTATCCCTTTATATTTAATACCGATGACTTTAGTTTTATCCGATCCCTCAATTGGCGCTACGTCCAATTCGACGTAAAACTTGGGAAACTTCTCGGCGTCTCCTGCTTTTGTTTGCTCAAGTGTAAATTCACTGCGAGACTTGGGGAGGGACTCAACATGGAATGAAGAATATACCTGCGCCATTATGTTAGTAGACCCGCGGGCGCGTTGCGCGGATGTCCTCATCACTCCTTGTGCTGGCTTGTTGGCGTGGTGAAGTACCAATATGCTAGTTTCGGGGAATAATCTACGCATAGCGTCAAAAAACGCCTGCACGTCCCCGGCGGTGTTCTCATTCCCCACCATCACATCGGTAAATGAATCAATAATTATAAACTTGATGTTGTTTTCTTTTACTTTGCGAGAGGCAGATTTTGCAATTTTGGATATTCCGTCTTCTTCATTGGGATCTGACAACTCAAAATAGTGGGGGTATTTTAGGTAAAAGATATTGTCTGAGTTTATATCCATCCATCGGGCGCGAGATTGTACCCTTCTTTTGGTATTTTCCTTGTCTATAATAAGGACGTTTTGTTTATTCGGTACATGAAATAGGGGTTTCTTGTCGTCGTCAATCGCAGTATCTTTTAACCAAGCAGTACCAGTAGCCACGGCTTGAGCTAGTGTTAAGGTATAAAAGCTTTTACCTGTTGCCTCAGCTCCCACTATGAACGCAAAGCCTTCAGCAGGTAATATTCTATTAACCAACCACTCCTCGGGAGGGATTTGTTGTTTTAGTATGTCTGTGATAGCCTCAAATTTGTATTCTTCTGGCTCATTTTGGGTATACCACTCGTCCAGTGTGAGAGTGTTGAGCTTGTTAAATTCTTCTTTAGTATGTCCGGCGGTGAAGAAGTCGGACACATCTTTATATTCTTTTGGTAACACTACTATTTGGGGCTTTGCTCCTGCTTCTGTTAGCGTGTTGTAGTATGTTTCTATAGAGGATTTGCCGGCTTCGTCGTTATCTAAACAAATAAACACCTTTTTACCTTTGAGAGGCTCTGCAAGTTTGGCTGAGAATGTTTTTACCCCAGATGTGCCCGTGACTGCTGGTATACCCTCCTGCCACAGTCTAGCGACGTCTGGCTCACCTTCTGCAAAGACTATTATGTCCTCATTTTTGATTTTATGTGAGCAATATAGCGCCGGGTGTGCCCCTGTGTCAGTTGTGAATTTGTTTTTGCCTGTTAAATGGCGGTATCGTGAGTATAGGAGCTTTCCTTTATCGTCATATATTGGAATAGTGATAGTATCGTCTGCTAATATCCAGCCTAGTTTTTTGACGTGTTCTTCTTGTAATGAGTGTTCTTTTAGGTATTCTTTAATCATATAAATTATTTTCTTCTGCAAATTGTAGAGCCTCCTTAAACTCCAAGTCCTCAACTTCCATAATAAGGGTGTATGAGTCTCCCGTTTCTCGACAAGAAAAACAATAGTAGGAGTTGGTTTCCTCATACATTGCAAAACTTGGGTTACTCTCCCCATGTAGGGGGCAAAGGCTCATTAGAGCGCGACTGGAGCGCTTCAGGGGGCTATCTGGATAAAGATAGCTAAAAGTCTTTATTATGTCCGGTTTATCCTGTCTAGGCTCTTTTTTCTTAAATGTCTTTGTGTTTATCTTTAACTTAGCTTTTTTAAATGGGTTTATCATGTCTCTTTAATATAGAGACTTTGTATCCTGGTGTCAAGGGGTGTGTTTTGGTGCTTGACATTAGTTTTAAGATTCTCTATATTAAAACTATGACAAACGAATTATTGACCATAAACGAGGTTGCCACAGCCTTGGGAGTATCTAGAGCAAAAGTGTATAAATTTATCAAAAGTGAAAAAAATCCTTTGCCAGTAATATATCTATCAGAAAGAACGCCAAGAATTAGAAAAGAAGATTTAGATATTTGGATTGAAAGGCAGAACGAAATAAATTAAGTCCTTATTATTGCTACTGTTTGGGCAGGACGGTAGCAATAATTAGAACTTAATATGAATAAACTAATAAAAGGACTAATAATATTTACAGTGCTATATATGATATGGCATTTGGGCAGGCTTTATGAGTACAACGAAATAGAGGCCAGAAAGCCGGAGACAATCAGAACTTACTACTTTGTTAATCCTGCGGTTGTTGATCCATTTGTGAATGCAAAATCTGACCTATTTGTAAAAGGAGAAATAGTAGTGGGGAATTGTGAATTGAAAGGGGGTGAATAGAAAACTATGCTAGAAGGAAAAAAAGTAGAAATAAAAACCAATGAAGGCTTTGCAGCTTTGCCAGCAGATAAATACACTGTGCAAATTGTGGACGTTAATTTGGCTACTCAATTAAAATACCAAAGTACGGAGGAGGAAGAAGTCTTAAATTATCAATTTCAGATATTAGACGACAACCCCATGCCGGAGGTAGAAGGAGAGGAAAAAGCTACAACAAGAGGTCGATATGTTTGGAAAAGATGTCGACTTGCCTTAAATAGCAGAAGCCATTTAGGCAAACTTGCGGCAGCAGTTGAAGGACGCGACTTGACAAAGGCAGAGGCGGAAGCTTTTGACCCAGAGTCAATAATCGGTAAACAACTAGATGTAATGGTTGAGCAAAATCCTAGCAAAAAAGATCCGACGATCATCTTTAATAACATTATTTCTTTTAATAAGGTTACTAAAGAGCTAGAAGCGCTACCAATTGAGGAAAAAAAATCCGAGACAGTGGAAAAAACCACGTCAACAGTCCCGGCAACAGCGCCGGATGCTGAGGCAGATACTTTTATTAATGATCTTGAGAAAGAGGCGGGAGCCCCGACTCAAGGGAAATTGAAAGAATCTGCGGAAGATTTGGAGGTTAAGCTTGTAGAAGCAAAACTCAAAGCAGCAAAGGCAAAAGCTAAAGCAGCAAAATAGTTTTTTGTTGACCTCCTCCCGATTTTCTTCGGGGGGAGATAACAGAAAAATATGAAAAAAATAATAATACAACCTAGAAATACACCTGAAGGAGTAAAACCACACCCTTACTTAATTCATGAAGATGGGAAAGTGGGAGAACAAAAACACTGGAAGGGTAGTCCGTTTGAATTAGTGGGGTTTGCAGAAAAACCCGTTCCTGGAGAGATGAAGATCAATTTGGGAGATTTCTTTTTTCATCCAGCGCAAGCGATTCGTTTATATCCGGTTTTCAAAACCAAGAAGGGGAAATGGTTTACAAGTAAAGATGCAGTTGACAGGTTTGAGGTAATTAAATATGACAAAAATTAAAACAACACTATATAACGGGGAGATAGAACTTATGTTCCAGGCCTATGGTCACAAATACACAGTGAATGACAAGAAAGTAATAAGTGTTACTCAAGCGCTAAACATAATAAACAAACCAGCGCTTGTAGGTTGGGCAGCGAGAATGGCAGCGGAGTATTTCAAAAATCAGATAGATCCGGGGAAGTCTTACGATGAGGTACAGTTGATAACAATTTTTGAAAGTGCCAAAGGCGCACACTGGAAAAAGAAAGTAGATGCTGGGAATTTGGGAACATTTGTACACAACTGGGTAGAGGATTATGTAAATGGCAAAAAACCGGCAGTTCCAGTAAATAAGAATTTAAAAAAAGCAGTCCAGAGATTTTTAGATTGGCAAAAGGCTCATGACGTTAAGTTTCTTTTAAGTGAACAGCAGGTGTATAGCAAGAAATATAACTATACTGGGACGTTAGACTTTATTTGTGAGATTGACGGTAAAATGTACATAGGAGATCTGAAAACATCTAGCGGTATTTATCCAGAAATGTTAATACAAACGGCAGCTTATAGATTCGCAAGGGAAGAAGAATACCCAAAAGAAAAATATGCAGGGCAAGTGATTGTCAAAGTTGGTAAAGAGGATGGAGCGCTAGAGGTTGCGGTTATAAAAGACGGTGAATGGTATTCAAAAATGTTCATGGCATTTGTGGCAGCTCTGAAACTTAGTGAGAGTATGGAATTAATAAAGGAATTTAGACATGAGAAACTTTAAAGAGATGAAAAAAATGGATATAAAAAAAATTAACCCATCGAAAAGCCCTGATTTTTTGCCAAAGCCTAAACCAAAGCCAAACAAGAAAATGGATTTTGGGGAAGCAATGCAAGCAATTGTGAAGGGTAAAAAGGTTACAAAAGAAGAATGGAAAGACAAAAAATGGTTCGCATTTTTAAATAAAGAGGATGCAAGTGTTGCATTAACCGATCCAGATGGTCAAATTCATTCTTGGATTATTAGCGAAGGGGACATAGTTGGAAAAGATTATTTTGAAATATGAGAACAATTAAAGAAATAATAAAACTACCATTTTTAATGATAACAATTATTGGATTAGTAGGAATATCTTTATTAGTAATTTTTTGGCAGTGGTTGTGGAATGAAAATGAATAAACTAACAAAAGATACAAAAAGGTTGCCAATAAAAACTATTTCAAGAGACGAAGACGGCAATGTTTATGTAGCTATAACAGAGGTTTGGAAACAAGATAAAGGCTTAAAGTCTTTCAAGAAGATCAAGGTGTTACCAAAAGAATTTAGTCTAGGACAATATTTTGACTGGATTAATCCAAAGATAAAATGAAAAATAAACAAACAATACTACAAAAATATTGGAGTGACCCAGGGTCAAGGTCAAGGTCAAGGTCATGGTCAGGGTCAAGGTCAAGGTCAAGGTCATGGTCAAGGTCATGGTCATGGTCAAGGTCAAGGTCAAGGTCATGGTCAAGGTCATGGTCATGGTCATGGTCAAGGTCAAGGTCATGGTCATGGTCAAGGTAATAAAGGGGGTGATATATATGAAAACAATAAAAGTATCAGAAGAAACATACAAATCAATTGAGTCACAGCTGAAAAGTGGGGATAAGGTGATAGAGCCAATAAAAGAGCTGAAAGACTTAATAGGTAAAACTTTTACGTTTTGGTGTGTAAGATATATCTATCACGGTACAGTAAAGTCTGTGAACGACTTTTATGTAATACTAGAAGATGCTGGGGTTGTGTATGACACAGGTGACTTAGATGCAAGTAGTGCAGAAGATAAACAAGATTTACCTAACGATTTACACATACCATTGCACGCAATAGAAAACTTTACACAGATGAATTGGTAATCATCCCTAGCTCCTAATGGGAGTTAGGATATGGCTAGCAAAGACATGAGTATGAAAAATAAACAAAAGAGCAGGGAGGAGTTTAACCATAAAATAGCTAAACCAATTATTGATACAGCATATCGGCACTCTGGTTACGAAGGAATGGCTGCTGAAAGATTTGTTGATGAAGTTTGGGACTGGCACACTAAAGCCCTCTCCCAACGTGAAGCAGAGGTGAGGGAGGAGACTTTGAGAGACTTGAAGAAAGTATTACAAAAAAGTTTTACACCAGATGTAGAAGAACAAATTTTTGAAGAACTATCCCAACTAAAAAACCAAGATGAATAAAACCATAGGAATAACACTAGCATTTATATGAAACTAACTAAAGCACAAGAGAAAAGGTTTGATGAAGCCCTTGAAAAGAGATTCCCATTTATGGGTCCTGGTCTAAGAGAAAGCCATGTTCATTTTATGAGTGAAGTCTTTGCAGATGAACTAACAAGACAAAGGGAGGAGCTAGTGGAGAAGTTGGAGAAGATGAAAGAAGATGACAGGTTTGACGGTCAAAAACACGCTTTTAATATGGGAATAGACCAAGCAATTAAAACAATAAATGAAAAATAAAACAATTAAAGCAAGACAACGTAAAGTATTAATTAGAAGGTTCTTGATCGTATTAAAACATTTCAGTGTCGCACTTGTAATATCTATGGCACTTACCATATTAATAGTGTCTTTTATATCGATTAGCATGGGTTTAGTAGCATAAGTGGCGTTGTATGATGAACAAAGAAATACACGAAAGAGCAGAAGAAATAGGAGACAAACTGCTTAAAGAGGAGTTAGTGGAAACTGTCATTGAGATAATAAGTTTCATACCTCCCGAGAACGGTATCCACAAAGGGGAACTACAAAGACTATGTAAGAAAGCGATTAATTACCTTAACTTGATAGGAAGGGTGGACAATAAAGAGAGTTGATCACAAAATGAAATATACTTTAAGACCATATCAACAACAGGCAGTATCCAAGCTCCTGTGGAGTCAGAAATTACAAGGCGCTGATCTTTGTGTTTTACCCACGGGGGCTGGAAAAAGCATTGTTATTGCAGACTTGGCAAGACAGATGAACAAACATGTCTTGATTCTTCAACCAACGAAAGAGATTTTAGAGCAAAATTACGAGAAATTATCCCACTTTATAGAGCCTGTCCAGATTGGTATTTACTCAGCTTCCATGGATCGGAAAGACTTGGGCTTTTACACTTTTGCGACGATTCAGTCAATCTATAAAAAACCGGAACTATTTAAACATTTCAAAATAGTTATTATTGACGAGTGTCACCTGGTAAATCCTAAGAACCTCAACGGAATGTATACACGCTTCTTTAAAGAAATCGGTGAGCCTAAGATTTTTGGTTTCACTGCAACTCCATACAGATTGGACCAAAGATACACCCGGACAGAAACAGGTGAAATTTTGACTCATACAACCACAAAACTTATTAATCGCACCAAAGGAAGGTTTTGGCATAGGATAATGTTCAACATCAACAATGAGGATTTAATAAAAGAAGGTCATTTGGTCCCGTTGAAATACATCGACAAATCAATAATTAATCATGGGGACATACCCACAAACATCTCCAAATCAGATTTTGACTTAGAAAAATATGAAGAAAAAATTGAGGAGAAAAAAGACAACATTTTGGAAGCAGTATATTTTGGTATGGAGTTGGCAAAATCTGTGTTAGTTTTTTGCTCATCTGTCAAACAAGCGTCAAACCTTTGTGATTTAGTGACTAATTCTGCTGTGGTTACTGCGAAAACCACTAAAAAAGAGAGGACCAGAATCATAAAAGAATTTCGGGAAGGTGTCATTCAGGTCGTCTTTAACGTGGGTGTATTGACAATAGGCTTTGATCACCCGTCTTTAGGTTGTATTGTGCTCCTGCGTCCAACCAGAAGTATAGGGCTATATTATCAAATGTTAGGGCGCGGTGTAAGACCCTTCCCAGGTAAGGACCACTGCAAAGTTATAGATATGACGGGGACAGTGAAGCAGTTGGGAAAGATTGAAACTATCAAGCTTGTAAAAAGAAACATGTGGGAGCTTGAGAGTGAGAAGGGGAGTTGGCACAATCGCATACTTTACAGTTTTTTACTAAAAAATAGCGATGGGAGTAAGTAAATCCTTGGTTTTATGTATTGATATTGCACCTTTTTAGGGGCATTACCCACTTTTCAATTATTGGTTACTACTCCCATCAGATATAATATAGCATGGCAAGTAAACCCACACAACGAACATTAGCTTTATTGCGCAAAGAGGGATACACGGTGGCAATCGCAGAGAAATTTAATTCTTATATAAAAGTTAGACAAGACTTGTTTGGCTGGATTGATGTTTGTGCTATCCATCCTAATAAAAAAGGAGTACTTGGAGTACAAACAACATCTGGTTCAAATCTTGCTGCCAGGATAAAAAAGGCTCAAGCTCTTGACTCTTATAAAGTGTGGCTTCAAGCCGGGAATACAGTAGAATTCCATGGATGGAGAAAACTAAAAAATCTCCCTGGAAATAGATTGTGGGATTGTGACAGAAGGGTTATTCCTTCTTTAAAGAAACCTTAGCTCCACGGTAAATTCCCATGGCTGAGGCTCCAACAAATAGGCTTTCAAACCAGTCAAGTCCTACTGCCAGTCCTACACCAACTCCGGCAATTTCTGCAAAGAGTGGGTAAAATCTGTTAAGTTTTTGTTTTTTGTCAATACTTTTTAGGATCTGCATAAAAATATTAATAGCAGCGATAGCACCGACAAAACCTACAGGTGTGTTAATCATTTTTGTTTTCACCTCCCTTTTTAAATAGTTTACTAAAAAATGCGTTCACCAATGTCGAATAACTAGACTTTTTAAGGACATCCACCTTAGCACTCTCTACCTTCCTCTGCCAGACTGATTCTAAAATCTTTTTATCCGTGTCATAGGTGTTTTTTAACTCTTTTTTAGCTATATCAAGTTCCTCTTTATATGAGTTCTCGAGTTCTTCTCGGTTTAAATCATTTTCAGCTACTTTTGCTGTTAATTCTATTATGTCTCTGTCGCTACCGATAATTGCATTTGCATATCCTTCCCAATTTCCTTCTGGTCCCGCCTTTCTTACATTACGATATTCATCAAGTATTTTAATGCCTTTTAATTTATATTCATCTTCTTGTTCTTCTACGGGCAAACCTATGTCTTTTTGAAGAAACGTTAATGGATCAATGCCGCCCAAAAATCCATTAGTTTTATTGAGTCTATAACCTCTAGCGTCCACTTTGAATCTATTAAGATGCAAGTGTGCCCCCGTAGTGTTTCCCGTAGCCCCCATTGTCCCTATATTTGTAGAAGGATCAATTTCTTGGCCTTCGTACACCTTATTACTTGATAAGTGAATATACATCCAGGCTTCTTCTATGTCTGGATACCATATAGTTGTGTGATTGCCATAGTTGCCACCTTTCTCTTTCATGTCAACATCTTTTACCACTTTTCCTTTATAGGGGAGAGAAAATACAGTCCAATCTGAAGTTGTTGGCACAAGGTCTAAACCTTCATGACCATTCAATCCCCACTTTTTATAGATTTGTGGGTTTATGCCGAATTTTTGTGTAATATTGAAAGGTGAATTAAATACCTTTATCATAATCTATTATATCATTTATTGAACAATTCCCATTACTATGGATCCAACAAGTCCCGCAACAGCTCCCGCACCAGATGAATAAGCTATCATCTGAGCAACCTTTATTCTCAAATCCTCTATATCATTTCGGTTACTTTCAGTAATCTTTTTTATTTCGTCGATTTCTTTCTTTATATACGTAAGAGTTGTTGTCACTTCTCCCATCCATTTATCATGATTTTTATTTGTCATATATTTCTTATAGATTTCAATTGGTTTTTGATATTTTTCAATTCTTTTATCATCAAATTTTTAATTTCTTCTTGATTTCTTTCTAACTGCATATTTTTAGAGACAAGCCTTTTTTGTGATTCAGATAATTCATAATTTTTTACATAAATTTCTTTCAACATGTCTTTCAATTCTTCTATATCATCTCTATTATTTTTTTCTTTAGACATGTCTCAATCATTATAACAAGTTTCTTTTTTGTTAACTAATTTTTCCATAATAAAATCATACATTTTCTTTTGGTTTAGGTGTCCAGATGTTGCTACCTTTGCTTTTTGGTGTCCAAGAACTACTTGTTTTACTTTTAGGTGTCCATGATGAGCTTATTTTTGGTTTCGGTGTCCAAGGTAATGGGCTAACTGAGGGTGAGGCAGATGGACTGATTGATGGTGAAATTGACGCACTAGGGCTAACAGAAGGCGAAATGGAGGGACTAAGAGATGACGAAGGACTCACAGATGGCGACAGGCTTGGCGAGAGTGATGGAGACAGAGAAGGACTCGCACTTGGTGAAACAGATGGTGAAGCGCTTAGACTCAAAGAAGGTGATAAAGAGGGACTAAGAGAGACACTTGGTGAAACACTAGGTGACAAACTTGGTGAAACACTAGGTGACAAAGAAGGTGACAGACTAGGTGAAATTGATGGACTAATACTTGGTGAAACACTAGGTGACAAACTTGGTGATGTTGATGGTGACAACGAAGGGCTAATAGATGGCGATACACTAGGGGACAACGATACTGATGGCGATACACTCGGACTCGCCGAGGGGCTTAAACTTGGGGAAATGCTGGGGGAAAAGGAACCTGGAGCTGCTGCGACAAAAGTTCCGTTACTTGTGAAAGTATGAACGGTATAATCTCCATCTGTTTCTTTAGATCCACCAGTACAAATTCCATAAGAGGCGGTTAGATATCTAAATATAACTACTCCGTTCCCTCCGTCTCCACCGGTTCCATAACCGGTTGTATATCCTCCCCCTCCTCCTCCTCCTCCAAGCCCATCTGTGGCGTTATTAGCATTAGCACCAATTGTGCCATCCGTTCCACCACCAGTACCACCAGCTCCACCAGTCATCGGTTCTCTACCATCAGCCCCACCGCCACCGCCACCGGCATAGGTAACGGCACTACCGGTAATACTACTTGAGGTTCCATCACCACCATCACCACCCTTGGTAGAACTTCCATTTTGTCCAACCGCACTTTTTCCTCCTCCTCCACCCATAGCGGTTCTAGATGCAGCCGTAGGATAGTTGTCTCCGCCATCATTTCCTTCTCCTCCTACTCCAGTTCCACCCACTTGAGACGAGGCACTACCGCCACCACCGCCAGCAGAACCTCCATCACGACCAACAGCACTGGATCCACCACCACCACCGCCGCCTGAAACAGTAACTAATGCCCCGGCAGCAGAACTTCCACCATCACTACCACTACCAGCACCAGATCCACCAGCACCACCTGTGCCAACAGTTACCGAATAACTATCAACAGCAACCGATACGGAAGTCTCATCTTTCATTCCTCCAGCACCACCACCGCCACCCCAGCTACCACCGCCTCCACCACCACCAACAACTAAAATATCCATAACTAATGGGTCAGATGAAGGAGATATGGATGGTGACAGTGATGGGCTTATGCTTGGCGACAAACTAGGACTCACTGAAGGTGACAAGCTAGGACTCAGTGACGGTGAAAGACTGGGCGAGAGGCTAACACTTGGCGACACAGAGGGTGAAAGAGAAGGACTTAAACTAGGCGACAGTGAAGGACTTAGAGAAGGACTAAGAGATACGCTAGGGCTGACACTTGGAGAAATAGAAGGAGATAAGCTGGGCGAAAGGGATGGAGACAGTGACGGTGATAGGGACACACTTGGGCTAACAGATGGCGAGATACTAGGACTCAAACTTGGTGACAAGGAAGGAGATAGCGACGGTGATATTGAGGGGCTAATAGACGGAGAAATACTTGGGCTCAGAGAAGGACTCAAAGATGGACTTAAACTCGGTGATACCGAAGGACTCAAGGAAGGAGATAGGGACGGAGAAATGGAAGGTGAAAGACTTACACTTGGTGAGACTGACGGTGAGATACTTGGGCTCAAAGATGGACTTAAACTCGGTGACAGTGATGGCGACAAGGATACAGAGGGAGATACCGATGGTGAAATAGAAGGGCTTAGACTTGGGCTTAAAGATGGCGATAAGGAAGGACTGAGTGAGACAGATGGTGAGACTGACGGACTAATAGATGGACTAAGTGATGGAGACAAAGAGGGAGATAGAGAAGGGCTTAAACTCGGCGAAATAGATGGGCTAAGAGACGGACTCAGAGAAGGAGACAACGATGGACTTAGACTTACACTTGGGCTAACACTCGGCGAGATGGAAGGAGAGAGTGAAGGGCTAAGACTAGGGCTCAAACTAGGTGAAATTGATGGACTAAGGCTAGGTGAAATACTTGGTGAGAGACTTGGACTTAATGATGGAGACAAAGAGACTGATGGCGATACCGATGGTGAAATAGAAGGTGACAAACTGGGACTTAATGATGGACTCAGAGACGGGCTCAAAGATACTGATGGTGACACAGATGGCGATATGCTAGGACTAATGCTCGGGCTTAGTGACGGACTAAGTGAAGGAGATAGAGAGGGACTTAAACTGGGTGACAAAGATGGTGACAAAGAAGGTGACAACGATGGGCTTAAAGAAACACTTGGTGATACTGATGGACTTATGCTAGGGGAAAGCGACGGGGACAATGAAGGAGACAAACTGGGACTTAAAGATACGCTTGGACTAACAGAAGGACTAATAGACGGACTAAGGGAAGGAGACAAGCTTGGGCTTAGGGAAGGACTAAGGCTAGGTGATAGAGAAGGAGAAATAGAAGGTGACAGGGACGGTGATAAAGATGGACTAAGTGATACAGAAGGTGAAACACTTGGTGAAATAGAAGGCGACAATGATGGACTTAAACTTGGACTGATAGATGGTGACAAAGATACACTCGGCGACACAGAGGGGGATAGGGATGGCGAAAGACTAGGAGAAAGAGAAGGGCTAATAGATGGTGATAGAGACGGACTAAAAGAAACACCTTCACTAGGTGACACAGATGGTGATATTGATGGACTCAAGGATGGGCTAATTGATGGGCTTAAAGAAACCGAAGGTGACACGGACGGTGATATAGATGGGCTAAGTGAAGGAGAAAGACTGGGTGATATAGACGGACTCAAACTCACACTTGGTGAGACAGATGGAGACAAAGACGGTGATAGTGATGGACTAATAGACGGTGATAGTGATGGACTTAAAGATGGACTCAAGCTAGGCGATAACGAAGGTGAAAGCGATGGGCTAATAGAGGGTGACAAAGAGACGGATGGTGATACTGAAGGGCTGATACTAGGTGAAAGTGAAGGTGACAAGGACGGAGAAAGAGATGGTGACAATGAAACACTAGGGCTAACAGATGGCGATATTGATGGACTTAGAGATGGTGATATAGACGGACTCAGTGAAGGTGATAGTGACACTGAAGGAGAAACACTTGGACTAATAGATGGTGACAAGCTTGGTGATAATGACGGTGAAAGTGATGGGCTAATAGAAGGACTGATACTTGGACTTAGAGATGGACTAATGCTTGGACTTATTGATGGACTAAGTGATGGGGATAATGATGGTGATAGAGAAACACTAGGTGATACAGATGGTGAAATGCTTGGTGACAGAGATGGTGATAGTGATGGGCTTAAAGAAGGTGATAAAGAAACAGATGGCGACACACTAGGACTTAACGATGGACTGAGAGAGGGGCTAAGGGAAGGACTAAGAGATGGTGAAAGTGACACACTTGGTGATACAGAGGGAGAAATAGAAGGACTCAAGCTAGGTGACAGAGATGGACTAATACTCGGTGAAATACTTGGTGAAAGAGATGGCGACAAGGAAGGACTAATACTTGGACTCAAGGATGGAGACAAGCTGACACTAGGACTTACTGAAGGAGAGATCGAAGGTGAAAGACTGGGCGATAACGAGGGGGATAGTGACGGTGACAAAGATGGGCTTAGGGAGGGGGATAGTGAAACCGATGGTGACACCGAAGGACTAATAGACGGTGATAAACTTGGCGACAAGCTTGGTGATAAAGAAGGACTTAGACTAGGAGACAATGATGGGGAAATAGAAGGACTAAGAGATGGTGAAATGCTTGGACTTAGTGACACTGATGGTGACACACTTGGACTTATAGATGGGCTCAAGGACGGAGACAGAGAGGGCGAAAGGGAAGGAGATAGAGAAGGCGAGATAGAAGGGCTCAAACTGGGTGACAAAGATGGGCTTAAAGATGGAGAAAGGCTGACACTAGGACTGACACTTGGACTAATAGAAGGGCTTAACGAAGGAGATAGAGATGGGCTTAAAGATGGACTCAAAGACACACTAGGGCTTACTGAAGGTGAAATACTAGGTGAAATAGATGGACTCAGAGATGGACTCAGAGAAGGACTTAGTGACGGCGATATTGACGGAGAAATAGAAGGACTGATGGATGGGGACAGAGACGGACTTAACGAAACTGACGGTGACACACTTGGGCTAATTGATGGAGAAAGTGAAGGAGATAGCGATGGTGATATAGATGGTGAAATACTCGGACTAATTGACGGGCTAAGGGAAGGGCTTAAACTAACACTAGGACTTACTGATGGGGATAAAGAAGGACTCAAGGATGGTGAAAGGGACGGACTAATAGAAGGGGATAAAGACGGACTAATAGAAGGAGAAATACTAGGACTTAATGACGGACTTAAAGAAGGACTCAAAGAAACTGATGGTGAAACAGAAGGAGAAATAGAAGGCGATAGAGACGGAGACAAAGATGGACTAATAGAGGGAGAAATACTAGGTGAAATACTTGGAGAAATAGAAGGACTAATAGATGGACTTATGCTTGGTGAAATAGAAGGAGATATTGATGGGCTAATACTAGGTGAAAGAGATGGAGAAATTGATGGTGAAAAAGATCCAGGCGCAGCAGAAGGGCTTATAGAAGGAGATATTGAAGGGGAGATAGATGGAGATATGGATGGACTTAATGATGGAGAAAAAGAAGTGGTAATTATATCAAGTGTTCCAAAGTATATGTCTGTACCATCTGAGAAAGCGTAGTCTAGTTCTGTTGAAGATGTCCTTGCCTCAAATTGAACCTTATACACTCTTGCGGCGGTTGCACTTGATAAATAAATTATGGCCTCTAGATTTTGAAGAACACTCCATGTCCATCCACCGCTTGGAGTTGTCAATGTCAGGTTTGTCCAAACAGGGCTAGTTACGTCACCACCAGAATCACAATTTATAGTGCCAAGCTTTTCACCCTTACCAGATGTCCAAACCTCAACTACTACATTTCCATTAATATTATCAGAGGCCGTATATGCACTAACTAGTACTCCAACAACTGTTTCACCGCTTGCTGGAGCGTTTGTCCCGCTCCCATGTAGTTCGTTAGTTGTTTCTGTGCCAGAAGTTGAAGAAGCTGCATAATTGGCAGTGCTTCCATTAAAGGCTAAAGCATCATCTGTCCATGCCCCATCGTTATCCAATGGAGTTGAATCGTTAAAATAATAAGTCGTCGACCAAAGACTCCCCCCACTATCATTATCTACCCAGAATGCCCATTTAGATTTAACGTCTTGGTAAGTGCCTGTATCTAATGTTTGTACCGTTCCCCAGGTTCCATAATTAGAACTTTTCCAATAAGCTGTATCACTGTTAACAGTATCTTCCATGAAGAAATATCTGTCAGTGCCATCTATTGTTAAGCCTTTTGGATGTCCTGTTTGGTTTATAGTTGTAGTAACTGTTTCTTCAGTTTGCCAACCATTCCCACCAGCTTCAGTGTCCCAATCATCTCCATAGTTATGTTTTCTTATATATTGATCAGCATCTCCGATTCCACCCTCATAAACAACGTTATGATTTCCATTGGAATCAACTGCAATTGAAACAAAGTTAGTTGAACTAGTAGAAATGTCAAACAGAGTAAAAGAAGTAGCATTGTTAGCACCACCCTGGGCAGTTCCAATAACATTATCTGAATCGTTAAAATAAGCAATTACAGGTAAATTATCTGCATCTATTGCTATATCTATACCTTTACAGACTTTTAACGCTGTTACACCCTCTATTTCTACTGCTGTATTCCAACTTCCACCAACTCTATTTGTATAGTAAACAGTGTCATAGTTACCACCCATATTTGAATCAGAATCAATCCATGCAATATGAGGTATGTCATTTGAATCTATTGCTATAGCTGTTCCTGGAGCAGTTGGAGTATCTCCACCTATATTTTGGGCTGACACATCACCTGAAAAAGAATCACTTGAAGTTACATAAGTTACATATCTTAATGCTGAGTTTTTACCATTCGAGTCGTAATAAGCTATGTGAATTATATCTGAAGAGTCTATGGCAGCCGAAGCGTGACCATATCTAGCGTTACTTGGGCCTGTACCATTACTTGAAAAAGAAGTGGGAGTAGTCCCATTTCCTTTATATACGTCAATATCTCCCCCATCATTTACTACAACATAAGGTATACCACTAGAAGTTCTTACTACTACTCTTGCACCCCCTGTGATAACTGTTCCTGTTGTTGTTACTGTTATTGCC